CTCCGAGTCGCTCACCCTGGACTTTTGCCATCACCTTAAAAACAGGACCGAGCACTTCTGGTATTTTTTTAAAACAGTCATACCAAACCGAATCATGCTCATCACTAAATCCTGTAAAGTCATCGGCCTTAAGATAAGGCTGAACGTCATTAAACCGAACCCAGATATCACGAACTTGATAATGGGGCGATTCGGACGTTAAGCCGCGTTGACGATACTCACCGAATAAATCAGAGTGGAGATTTAAGGCTTTACGCAATGGTGCAACATCGACGGTGAGGTCGATTTTCTTATGAGAGACAATCATGCTATAAATAATTTTTCGTGTTTTGAAAAAGTTCTTGACTCGCCTCTCTATCAATAAAAAATGGATCGCGCACTTGAATGTCGAGAGAAACTAATTGTGCTGCACGTTGCTCATTAAATTGATATAGGGAAACGTAATTCCATATTTCCTGCAACCTGTCATTAATATCATAAAGGGCAACATGCAACCCCTTCAACGAATCTAACCGCTCTTTTAATTTAACCATTTGTTTGTGGTTATCTAAACCGTAAGAATTTTTTGCAAACTCAACCGATTTACGGATGTCACTATCGATGATGATTGTTTTAAAGTCGCTAAATAGAGATTCAAAATCGAACAGGGCTAAGCCTGTATTGCTATCTCCAGAGTTATCTTTAAACTGCCCTTTGTACTCAAGGAGCGTTCGACAACCGTTCAACCCTTCATGGGAACAGGCGATGTCACCGTAGGTTAAAAAATTGGCTAACCAGGCAGTTCGTGATCTAGGCAAACCCAAGATCAGAAAGTTACTCATGATTAATGAATCCTTGATATACAAAGGCGATCATTTTATAACCTACATCACCTACACACGTATCGTTGACATCACCGCCAACGCGTGCAAGCTCAAATTGAAACTGCCTACCCGGAACAACATCAGAAAGTGGCGTAATAGTAAATTCGACTAGATGTAAAATATTTGCAGCGACATTATTAGGTAAGGTTGACGTAACAAAAGAGCTTGTAGCGGAGAGACTTAAATCTTCTCCAATGGCGGTTGAGCTGTAATTAATTTCAGTCTGAATACTGGTAATCCCTGTTTGCGCCTGCACATTAGCGAAAGTGATTACGAATTTTATATCCGTACCGGGAATCCAATCCAGAGGAAGGATTGCCGAGAAATTTTGATCGGTTCGTTTATTATCCGGCGCTAATATGACAGGCGCGATACCAATCAAGCCTTCTGTCATTGTGTTGGATGGATTCCCGTCACCAATGCCGTCAATAGCTTGTATAAAAACGTAAAAAGATCGAGTATAAATCTTATGATAAACAAGATTTAACCAGTTTCGCCAAATGACACTAAACTCCGAAACAATAGACGGTGGCGGCCCAAACTCACGCCCCGCCATTACATCGAGCCTACTTGCATTTTAACTTCTAATGATTCAATAAAAATCTGCTCTGTTCCTGAGTATTGCAATTCAATGTTGCGACGATAGAACCTACCAAGCCGATGTAAATCACCACCTTGATACTGAGTATCGATTGTCCCTACCGTGATAAAGTTATCGTTATTCTCATCTGAGAATAAGACCGTTAACGTTTGAGCGTTCGAGGTCTTGTTCATTCGCGGTTTTAAGTAGTTCATGAATTTATTGTTGTTTGTCTCACCATCAATCTGACCGAACCTAATTTTCATTATCATGTCCGTGCCGACCGCACCTGAATCTGTAATGTAGCCAGTATCAACATAGGTCGACGGGTCTACATAAACGCTTGCGCCAATAGTATCTTGTGGCGTGAACGTGTTATTCACTATAACGACATCACCGTTAGATAATATTCCTGTTCCTGATCTAACAGACTGACCAGCCCTAATTGACCAGTCAATAACAGGGAAGTTTGTTAATGAATTGACGGACGTTTCCCATTCATGCCAAAGCTTGGTTTTAAAGTCATAAACGTAGGTCACTTCGGTTAAAATGTCCGAGGGTGTCGTATGGAAGGTGATAAAATAAAATTTATGGCCGTTTGCAGAAAAACCAGAGCCGAAAACCTCATAACCATCTCGGGTCAAAGCTTGAGTTAATAGTGCATCAATACCACTAGTTGAAATAACGCTAAGTTGAAAATTCTCTAAAACATAAACGCTTAATCCGGTACTGAGTTCCGAGCCAACAAATACGATTATATCACTTTCTTCCCAGACGCTATTGCCATCGGCGCAGCCGGTTGTGTAAGCGATATCCTCACGTCTATTTAACGGTGAATTTGTAGGATTGGCATTATCATAGAAAAACTCCGTTGTTCTTTCGCCAAAAGCAACTAGGTGATCGTGATGTTTCCCTAAATAGATTCCGCCATCTTCTTCACGCTCTGAATCAATTGAATTTCCCGCGCTGAATGTTGATGCATCATTAAGATCAGAATTCCAAATAACGCCGTCCGTATCCATGATAAAAAAGTAACCATCGAGAATGGCCCCGCCATGGGCGATAGTAGCTGGAAACGATCCGCCGACAGCGGTAACAGCATCCCCCGTAGTTAGGGTATAGGCTTTACTATCTTGCGGATCAACAAGAACCAGCAAGTCATTAAGTTGTAAAAAATTACACCGACTTGTATTCGATGTGATAGTTGTGCCTATCGCAGTGGAATACGTGTTTTTGTAAATGGTATTATCATTCAATAAATATAAAACATTATTTTGATCCCAAAAATAAACAGCCCGACCTCTAGCGGTTGTTGCGACTTCCGATATATTGATTGACGGGCGTTGCGTTAGCACCGGGCTTCCTTTGCTATTGTCAATCATCCCGTTAACAATACCTGACTCTCTATCGGTGATCGTCGCGCCAGCAAAATCCTTGAACTCTAAATTAACAACCGGGTTTAGGTTCATGATCTGTGTAAGTCTTGTTTTTGATTTTCATTCGCGACAAACGTTACATCTGTTTGTTCGTGATCAAATGATAAGGCAAGATCAAGATGTTCTCGCGCTTCCATCTTTAATATCTGCCTGTCCGGTAATGGATAACCTATCATCGGCGCGATTCTCTCAGCCAAGCCATACACAATGGCTTCGTACCATTCTTGAGGGAACTCAAAATCATCATTAGCACTATCGAGATCATCAAATGGTTTTTTAATGATGGCAATGAAAACTGAATTAGTGGTGAAGATGGAGCCGGAAGTCGGCCACACATGCAGGACTGAACTTGTTAATTGCGGATCATAATAAAAATTAACCGGCGTTCCCATTGCGTCTTTATCTGACAACGTAAAAAAATCCGTTCTTGATAATCGAATCAACGGAACATCAACCACAGTATCGTATTCTCTCCGATATAACTCTAACAACTCATTGGGTCTATCAACTTTAGTCGTGTAGAAGTAAACAAAGTTATCAATTGCCGCCGCGACTATTAATCCGGCATTAATGGAAACTGTATCAGAATCGGTAACACTAGCAATGGTAGTCCATTGAATCGTACCATCATCAAGCGCAATACCAATATTATCAGAAGCCGTCATATTGATTGTGCTGTCAACTTCCAGCACGGTGTCTGTTGCAATACCGGCGACCCTCATCTCAGTTTTAAACATATTCAATGAGGCGTGATCATCACCCGAAGCCGAACCAAGCGAATAGTTTAAACTGCTGTTTACAGGTATGAGCGTGGCTTCCTTTATCACCCATAGCTGTAGACCGTAAGCTTGCCATGCCTTGACCATGATATTTAAGGCAACAGCCGCATCCGTCACCTCATCAGCCGAAGGCGAACCCCCAACCCGTAAAGCACCTAAAATCCGATAAGCATGGGAAATTAAGTTATCGCGTGTTATCGAAAAATCAGTCGATCCACTTAATGCCATTAGATATTTCCATGGGAGCCAAACGCATCAGCATCGATCGCGCCATCTTGCCTGACGCGAATCTGTTTAAACTGACCATGGAGAATTCCAAGCTTTGTCGTTGGGATGGTGATCACCTTTACCCCTCCCCCGGTTGTCACGTCATCGACAAGCAATGTAGATGCAATATTCCACGTTGTACCGTCAAGTGTGACTTCCACATCGGCTGCATCAGTCCCCGTAACCGAGATAGTATGGTAGTTAAACGCACTCACATCACCAGAGGTATAGATCAGCGCATCATCAGCCGCCCCCGCCGTACCTATCCACTCAAAATACTTGTCCCCCATAAACGATTGCGTTTCGCTCATGCTGTTTCACCTTCGTATAAAACCGTGACAGTGGGCGCTGTGCCGCCAACTAAATTAGTCACATTGACACGAACATATCGAACGGGCTTATCAACAACGTGAAACATTGCTGCTGCCGCAGTTAAATCCGCAGCCGTTAAGACGTAGTCGGCTAAAGAATTAAACGTTGTATTGTCAAGCGAACCCTCAAGATCAACTGTTACCGCTGTTGGTGCGCCTGTAATGGTGACTTGTACAGTATGGTTCCGAGATTTCATTCTCACTGAATGAGATGTACTTGCCCCTATCGCGGTTGCACCATTGAGAAATTTAATAGCCATTTGAATTCCTAGATTGAATTGTCAAAAGTACCCTTAGGTACAGACGTGGGGGTTGCCCACGATGAATTATCCGTTTCTTGATCGGGTTGTTCCGGGCGCGTCCATGCGACCGACTGATCGTCCTTCATGCCGCGAAGGAAGTCTTGAGGGTGGCGAGTCTCCCAGCAAGACTCAGGACAGACATAAAACCCGTCCCATGTCTTTTTTAAATCACTGGATTTTCGTTTTTCGCCACACCGATCACACCACCCATTCCATTCACCGCGAGCAAGATAATCAGCTTTACCCATTAGGTAATTGTTATTCCAGCCGGTACAGTGGCTTGACCATAAGCGAACCAATTCGTACCATTAGTTTCTATCGTTACCCAGTCACCGACTAAAGCAACACTAGCGACAAAAGTGACAAAGGTTGCCCCTAATACCTCAAAATCAGCCGCCGCAGTTTGGCCCGTACTGGTATTAATACTACCAAGGACAGTATCCGTATCAGATGCGGCCTTTTCGGTAATGATGTACGCTGTAGTGGGATTGGTTTCAACGCGAAAGCGCACTTTCCAGCCTGCGTTAACTGTTGCTATCGCAGGTAGTGTTATAGTAAAGCCCCCGGCAAGATTTAAGCCGAAAGTTTTTCCGTTATCCTCAGAATCCAATATTTTAGTGGTGATTAGCGATTCATAAGAATCACCACCGATCGCTAACGGGCCAGATATGTGTGAAATAGACATAAATTTTTTCCTTATAGAGTAGCCCCCGAAGGGGCTAGATTACGCCCCTTGAGAGCCATACAGGCATCTTGGATCAGTCCAGCCAAACGAATAACGTTCGGTACATTTGAACTTGGCATTTGACGTATCCATATCATTATCCGCCGCAAATTTAGCTTCTTTACGTTGGTACAAGGTCATGCCATTGGGAATATCCGTTTGAATGAACCAAGCGTCCACATCGGTTAAATAATGGTTTATTACAATTTGAGGAATTGACCCCATTGTTTTCATTGCATTTAAATCATTATCAGTCGTTGCAGCACGCAAAGTGGAGCGCAATATACGCTCGGCTTCAAATTGCAGATCGTTTTTAACAATAAGCTTTTTAGGGAGAACCTTCATTTGCTTACCGCGATCATCCAAAAAGTTACCGATATCAATAACGCCTTGCTCTAAAACAGACTCGGACAAATCACCCGCAGTCGTCGGGCCATTCAACCACGAGCCGCCCGAGACATTAGGATGGTTAGCGCTACCGCCACCACTTGCAGAGGCAATCAGTGTCGAACCATCACCCCCGACAAAAGAAGTGTTGAACGCTCGATTTAAAACATTAGCACCAATTACTTCCTTGGTGACTCGCATAGAATAGGCGAGTCCTTCGGTTCTTCGTTGTCCTACGGTGTCGTACAAATCATCGTCGTTCATTTCTTCAGTTAGAATAAAACCTAAACCGTAAACAACATGATTGTACCGGGTCAAGAATCCTTGTTGCTCGGTGTCGTACCCGATTGGATTACCTTCCGTTTTAACCCCAGCCGTACCAAAGCCTGTAATACCAACATCTTCCTCGTAGGCTTTATGTGAGTTTTTCTTCTCGAAGATCATTTTGTGTTCTTCGGGATATTCGTTGTACTTATGACCGTAAATAACGCTAAGTCCCGGCCATAAGAATTTGGCAAAATTACCAGTAGTAATAGGCATGGTTTATCTCCTTATTGAAAGACCATTTCGGCTTTAGTTATTGTTACCCAATAGCGCGTGTTTGCTAATGTTGAATCGTTATCAGGATAAGCGGGGATTTCGACAATTCGCATGTCGGTGTTGGTGTTCGTGCCGACTTCTTGATTGGAGCGACCCGTCGCCACACTGCCAGCCGTTGCAACCAAATCAACAGGGTCGCCAACTGCCGCGTTTAAATCCGCATTTGATTGAACCTCAAACACCATGTCATCAACCGGAACATAGAACACGCGCCAATCAGTATGGGTGTTTGCACTATCGTCGTAGTACAACGTGGTTAAATTGTCAGGATTATAAGCCCCACCAAATTGACCACTCGCGGGATCTTTTTTACCAAAACCAACCGCAACACCTAAAAATGTCGCGTCATCAGTGGTCGAAACCGCGCCTAAGTTAGAAATTAAAGAGATCAAATCTCCTATAAAAATATCCGTGCCGTCAGTTACACCAACACTACGAACGTTACCTGCCCATGGCGCACCCGATAACATGTGGATCGGAGTGAAGCCGCGTGGGCGATCTGGATTAGCCATAATTTTATCCTTTCAATTTAACGACCAACGGTGACACCACCATAATGACCGTGTTTTAATTTATCTTTAACATCCTGACGAATAGTTTCTTCGCTTGCGTCCACGTCCTTTTGTTTAGCTGCTTGATCATCTGAAAAATAATCTTGCCTTTGCCTCATCAAATAAGCAGTCACCCCCTGACCCATGTCGCGCGACACAATACCTGCTTTTGCGTGCGAACTATCCACACCAGAATCCCCAACACTTGCGGCTTGCACAGTCTCGTACCCCGCACGCTTAAATCTCTCAATTCGACCCGGATTATCATTCACCCATCTATCGACAAAACCATCAGGCGTATCATTAACCCCAGTTAAATTTCGCCTACCACCAATTGGTATCCGCATTGAGTTTCGAATTTCGCTACTTTTCTTTTTCGCGTTAACTGCTTTCATGCGCTCACTTGCGGCGGCTCGTTGTTCTTCTGTCCAGTTAGCCATTAGCGAACCTCCATAACTTGTTCTAAATAAGTTTGAACTGACTCTTTCGTTTTGAAAATCCCATTTGATTTAAACCGCTCAAAAACCTGTCGCTCTTGTTGGGTTAAGTCCTTTATTGATGCCTTGCCACTAGCAGGCTTAGGGCTTCCATTTGCTCCGCCTTCAACTGACGCAGGACGTGATCGACTTTCATTTTCAAATTCATTTGGGTACTTTCGTTTAATGTGCTTCTCTATTGCTGTAAACAACTGAGTACCGCGCTTACCATTATCGTAATATTGCTGACCAATACTATCGGCTTCGACGCGCAGGAATTCTGAATCGTCATACCACCCGTTTGTTTTAACCCAATCATCAAACTCATTATTGTGAGGGGTTATATTTTCAGCTACGGGCTTCTCTGCCGTTCTGATTTGTTCGTCAATCTCAACTACCCGGCGATTATCACCTTCGTCAAGCGCTTGAACTTTTTCCGATTTTAATTGATCAATCTTTTCTTGATAATTTTCTTCGGCTTTCTTTAAATCGTTAGCGCGAACTTTTTCGTAATGGGTAGTTAATTGGTCAAAAGACTGGGATAATTTTTTGTTTTTGCTTTTAAGCTCGCCAATTTCTTTGAAAAACTTACCGTCATGAATAAATTCTGAGGCACTCTTTTTATTGTCGCCATCAAAATCTGCTTGCCAGCCTTGTGACTCGGCCTCGGCTACTTGCTCTGCTGTATCAGCCATGACTCAAGGCTCCTTTTCTTAGCGTAATTTCATCCGACCCAACAACGCGCGCTTGGATCGCATCATCATTAATGACCACGTATTCCTCTCCATCTTCAGGATCGGTAACGTACTTGCCCGCGTAGCGCGCATACACAACCTTGTCGCCAATCTCGACCCACGGCTCACCGCCCATCGCTGGATCAAGCCATGCGGCGGGTCCAAAACCCACCACTTCACCGGTTGACGTTGCGGCCTTTTCTTCACGCATGTACGTTTCTGTTTGAGCTATGACGATACCGCCTGCTGTTACTTCTTCTATTGAGTCGGGTTTCACTATTACCCGATTCCCTAACGCTTCAATCATGGAAAACTCCTGTCTATTGGCATAAAAAAACCACACTCAAGCGGTTTCGTTTCTAATTAAAAATTCTATTACTTCTCGTAAAAGCCATCTATTTCCTCAAATGACACCTCTGCTATTTGAATTAATGTCCTCGCTAGGGTGGATATGCGTAACTGATCATCAAACGGCACAACATCACCACCTAAAATCATATCAGCCACTATTGTCGACTCTTCTTTTGCAGAATCTCGTAGATATCTAAAAACATATTTCGTGGCTGGATCTTCCAACCATTCGTTAAATTCAGCTTTGATCATTCACGTCACCACTCTTCATTTTTTCCCTCTCTAACTCTCTGTCTTTTTCCTTCTCAATCGAATCCAGCTCGGCTTTGTATTGGTCGCGCTGTGTTCCAAATTCTGCGGCTTCGGCTTTTGCCAGATTTAACATACCGGTGGTCTCGTCCTTAATTTCTTGAATGCGTAACCTTTGTTTTTCTAATTCCAGCTTTTCGCGTTCCAATTCTAATCGGGCAATGTCGATTTGTTTATTGTGCTCGGCTTCAGCTCTCTTTAATTCTTGTTCTGGATCGGGTTGTGGCGATGGTGGGGTTAGCAGTTCATCAACGTTTGGTAAGTCCATCGCTTCAAGAACTATCTTAGCCGCTGCCGCTTGATTCGGTATTAACCCTTGTTGCATCATTTCCGTGATTTGTTGTGCTTTAATCATTTGTTGCACTTCAGAGACGATAGCCGGATCAGAATACGGAATAACGGCGGTAATATCGTCCTTGTAATCACGCTTGTAAATTTGCGAGGGGGCTTGACCTTCACTTAATTGCGGATCGAGGATTTGAAAGTAACTGGTGTCGGGCAAGTAAATACTGTTTAACCGCTTTAACTTTTTAAGTTCAGCTTTTAAAGCCCGGTGGAGTCTTTTTAAAATTGAACTATAAACCTTTAGCCCTTGATCAATAACCGCCATCGATGTACTCGCCGGTTGATTCTGACCGGGATTCTGACCTAACAACATTGGC